ATTCCTCCCGTGATCTAACTCTGCTGGAGGCCATAGACAATTATATAAAAGTCAAGGAACCCGTGTTGTCAAAGGCCACCGTATCCGGATACGTCAAAATCCGTAAATATGCTTTTCAAAATCTCATGGCAACAAAGTTGAAGGATATTGACACGGACGTATTGATCACCGCTGTGAGCCTCGAATCAGCCCGTAAAACGACGCAAAAGGGGAAGGATGGGATTATATCGGCTAAGACCGTTAGAAACGAATTTGGGCTGCTTACGGCGGTGCTAAACTATTACGATGTAGACTACAATGAGAAACGCATAACGTTGCCCAAGATACCCGATAAAAAGATTGCTTTGCCTGAACCGGATCAGGTCTTTAGGGCCGTTAAGGGAACTGACATTGAACTGCCCGTGTTGCTGGCAATGTGGCTGTCTTTTACTGCTTCGGAAATAGCCGGACTAACCAAATCGGAATCGCTGCTCGATGGTGGAAAGTATATTGCTATCAATGAAGTTGTATTGACCATTGATGGGAAGGAGTACAAGAAGGATACCGGAAAGCAGCCGAAACGCCAGAGAGTATTAAAACTACCAGAATATATCAAAGACTTGATTGACGAAGTATGCACTGACCGGATAGTACCTATGCCAGCAAATACTATATACCGTAAGTTAAAAAGATACTTAGTGAAAGCAGGTGTGGCCCCCATCACCTTCCACCAGCTCAGACACATAAACGCGTCTGTAATGCATTTGCTGAATGTGCCTGATATTTATGCTCAGGACAGAGGCGGCTGGGCAACAAATCACATAATGCATAAAAATTATACCCATGCTTTTTCGAGAGAGCGCATGGCTGTTGATAGTGCCATTGATAACTACTTCGTTGAGATTATGCAACACGAAATGCAACACGACATTTAAAGAATCTATCAACCATGCGGGTTTAAAGCAGCGGAGACGGTGGGATTCGAACCCGTGACTATATGCGCACCACCGTACACATGTACGCGTTACTGTGCACTTTTTGGCATGTTTTAATAGGTTTACCATATTTTTTTGCCATTTAGTGCGCACGTGTATGCACGGTAATGTACCGTGGTGCACGACTATGCAACACGAAATGCAACACGAAAATGAGATGATACAATATAGTTTAAAGGGCTGGCAGATGTGTTCTGTCAGCCCCTTTTGTCTGGTGATATTTTTTTGAAATGCAACAAATAATATAAACGTCGAAAAACGTCCAACCCTATTTATTGCACATCCCCACACAGGGAGTTATAATATCCATAGATATGAAATATAGATATGATAGCGGAACGGCCGGCACTGTAATGGTACCGGCCGTTTTGTACTTGACATCAGAGCTTCCAAGCGTTATCATTGAAAAAACTGGTAATACTTCCACCATTTCCTTCTTTGTCTAGAGGCTGTGCTTTACGCATAGTCTCTTTTCTTTTTTATGTCCACTAAAAAGGCCCCGGCGGGAGACTCGGGGCCTTACAGCGTTTTACAGTTGCCCTCTGTGCGTTGATAGTTACAGTAGTGCTCCTGTTTTATCAGTATAACACATCTTACCAGACTTGTCCACGTATCAGGCCGCCAGCATTTTTAGATTCTGGTTCAGCACGAACTCCTTGATCTGGTCATATCCCCACCCACAGTTCACCAAACCACTCACGATCATTTCAACTGATTGTACAGCCTTCAGTTCTTCCTCACTAAAATAATCCCGGAGATTCTCCTTTTTAGCTATGCCATATTCTTCTCGGAGATGTTTTGCATCTTTTCCGAATACCGCCTTATATACGATATTCGTATATGTGGAATAAGCATGGCCATGCATTCTTTCATTTTCTTCTGACTGCTGCAAAGCGTTGGTAAGAGCCTGACGGACAGCAATGCCTTTTTCGCGCTCCTTCATTTTACCAATGAGAACTTTTTCCATAGCATTAAACTGACGGATATAGGCCTCTTTAAACTTCATAGCTTTTTCCCCAGTGTAGCCCATAACTAACATGGTAAACCCATCGCGTGTCATATAATACATGGGCTGCCTTTTGTTTTGTGAATTGAGATAAGAGGACAGCTCAAAATTTAGCCGTCCAAATTCCTCACTGCAATCCATTTCCCGTATATCTTTCAAGACATTCTTATGTTCTTTTCCAAATGTCTCCGCTACATCCAAGCTTGTACATACTGTCACTTCATCTTTATTCATTTTCTTGATCTCTACTAACATAAAATCATCCTTTCGTTTTATTTTGTAGTGATAAGATATCTATGTTCTGTTTTTTATCTGAGCGCTCCCGTTTTGTCCGTGTAGCACATCTTTCCGGACTTGTCTACATAGTAGACTTTGCCCCCGGTCCTTACCAGCTCATCTGCAGCCATTGCTCCATTGGCTTTCAGGTAGTACCAGTTCTTTTTCCATTCGATCCAGCCTGTTTTCATCCAACCGCTACCGTCAAAGAAGAACCATACCCCGCCAATCTTTTCCCAATCATTTTTCACATATCCGCCGTCTGCATGACGGTACCACCAGCGGCCATCCCTTACCTGTATCCAGTTGTTCTTTTTGAGATATGCAGATACTGCAGATTTTGTCTTCTCTCCAACACATCCATCCGGATTAACACCCACAAGGCGCTGCACCCGGATAGTCTGTGCCTCTGTGTCTGGCCCGAAATCTCCATCAACATTTACACCGCTGCCGAATGTATTCAAAATTTTCTGCCATGCTGTTACCGCTGTCCCTGTATCGCCCCTGGACAGCCAGTTTTTGGTATTACCAGATGGAGTATTCCCGGACATTGCACTGCCTGTAATACCGGCTACAATGGCATTTGCCATCCTCTCTGCTGTATACTTTGCGGCATCATCCGTATTATCACAAAAACAGCACTCAATCAACAGGGCTGGGCTGACCGTATGCCGCAGCACATAAAGACTGGGATTTGTTTTTACTCCTCCTCCCCTTTTTGTGTATCCCAGTTCCCCGATCCGGTCTGCGATCCTCTGAGCATAGGATTCGGCGGCAGAGCCCCAGTTATAGATAAATACCTCTGTTCCATGTGCCTGTCCATTGTAGCAGTTGAAATGGATGGACACATCCAGATCCACAGCATGCGCATTACAGTTCGCCACGATCGCGGCAAGATTGCCGTTCACAGTTCCGGAGCTTTCATCCGTACAGTCATAGACTGTATGGCCTGCCGCCTGCAGTTTACGGATCACCAGGTCTTTCACCTTTCGGTCCTCTGATGTTTCGGAAAATATACCGGACGCTCCCGGAACCTTAAAGTTATGTCCTGCATGTACATTGATCTTCATTCCTTTTTCCTCACTTTCTATATTTAAGATTTCCTGATGTATCTTCAGTATCTTCTCCCCGTATCCTTTGCCTGCCGCCCATCCTGTATGGTTTGGGTTCTCCTGTATCCCCAGCCACTCCACATATTCAGCCATCCCGCGTTTTACGAAGTGGAAGCGTGGGTCTACGCATCCCTGTTTTAATGGCTGGTCACAGGCATAGGCTTTTAGGTGCTGGACCTGCGCACGGATTCCCAGCCGTGGACTGGGGAAATTGTTCCCTTTCGTTCCGGTGGCGGTCACACCCATCCCACAGAAATTGTTCTGTTTTAGGATGACTGCAGACCCGGCGAAGGTAAAATCCCCAGTCTCCAGACAGGATTGTGCAAAGGCGATATCACCTTTTACTCCCTCCGATTCTCCTTCTTCCAGATACAGCGGTATCATATCCAGTACGGACGGCTCCACACTGGGGTTTCTGCTCTTGATATATCTGCGCATCTGCTCTGCCGTGGCAGATGCTCTTCCCATGATCAATACACCCATTTCTTTTCCTTTCTGCTCAGAAGAGGACGATCACTCGCCCTCTGGTCCTTCTTCCGTTTCTTTCTTCCCGTCTTTTTTCAATAAGTTCCGCAGCATCTCATAAAATCCCGTGCTTGCCAGACCTGAAATCATACCGCCAAGCACCACCTCTGCGTTAATTCCGTTACTCATGTTGATAAGTATTGCGATAATTGTTCCCATAGCAAGAGCGGCAAGTGGGATGTACCTGTTTTTTATTGCAGGTATTGCCGTCTTGATTACATAGCCCACCAGCAGGCAGATGCCTAATATTACCGGGTTGATATAGTTTGTCAAAAAGCTTAAGTCCA